TTTTCATCCTGAGCAGTTAGATAACCCACCTTTAAAGTTTTCTTTTTGTTTTTATAAAAAAGTCCTTGTGAAGGTAGTGGTACCACATCGTGTGGTAAGTTCATATTGATTTGTCCGTATTGTTGTGCTTGGTCCATATTTGTTAAAATAAAAAATCCATAGAGATACAATGACCTCTATGGATTAAATATATGATTGATTGATTTTTAATCAATACTATTTTTATATTAGTAAACCAAAATACATCTATCTGGACGTAACGTCGCTGAAATTGTAGCTAACGCATCATCACTATAACCTAAACTATCAAAATTAACATCTGTTAAGAATGTTCCTTGAAGAATCCACTTCTCCACTGCCACCCCTGTTGGGTCCAACATTTCTAAGTCAATGTCTTTTTTGTATCCCGCAGCATAACCCATACGTCCTGTTACAGACTCAGAGTGTAAACGAACCCACTCCATCAATGCTTGTGAAGCTGATGGACCGATTGGGTCACGGAAAGTAACGTTTATGGTATTCCAAGTGAATCTACCAGCCACATACGTAGATGTGTTTAAGAAAGGTATTTCTGTTGCCCCAATTTGGATGTTTGGTCTTGATGTAGACTCAACATACCAAGAGTTAATTCCCAATGAAGAAGGAAATGATAGGATAAACCTATTTTTTCTTTTAGGTTCATAAGGAACGGGCATTTTCATTAATAAATCAGCCATAGTATTTTGGTTTTTCTGTTCTTTAGTTTATTTTATAATAAATATCAACTACAAAAGTTTTTCTATTTACTTTTTATTATTTTTCGGTAAGTTCCACTAGAAGAAAATAAAAACTAGTTAAAATAATTTAAATTTCTTGTTTATCTCCTCCTTTAGTTAAATAGGTTCTTACTGGTTTATCTTCATACTCTGAATCTAAAAATGCTTTGATTTTTTCCACATTTCCTGGGTCGTCATCTGAAAACCCAATCATCGGTACGAAATTATTTTTTACATCATTTTTAAGGAACGCTCTTTTTCCAAGTATCTCACTCATCTCTTTTACATAAGCAATAAACTCTCTTAGAGCTTTAATTTTTCCTTCCTCAGGGTTTGACGCTGACCCCTCCCCGTATGTTACAGGATAATATTTACAAAGGTCCAAATAGTCATTAATCATAATTTGGATATCCTTTTCAGTGTCACCCACCATATTACGGTATTTCATTAAGTTTTGTACCAATATTTCTTTACTGATACCGTTATGGTCGGTCACAATATAATTATATATTGCATCTCTTAATACTGACGGTGTATGCCCTCTTGCAGTAATAATTGCAAAGATTGAACCACCGTTAATACATTCAACAAAATCATCCCATGAAGGACCAACAGATGCCATCATAGAATCAATAATGAATGCTTTATCACCTTGTACCCCAAAATTTCTATAAGGGTCATTAGCATAACCAACAATCATTTCACCGTTGTATTCAAAAGGTTCTTTACCAATCAACCCTCGGTAGTCTGCAAAATCCTCAGTAGACATCCCCATTTCTTGGTCATCTTCCGTTAAAACAATGATTTGAGTGGGCATCGTTACGATGTTATCGTCCCAATCAAAAGCATAGTATTTTAAATCAGGACTACCTTCAGGGTCAAATCCTTCACGAAGTTGTTTTTCTTCGTAAAATTCTCTGATGATTCTTTTAATAGACATTATTTTGTTGAGTTTAGTTTTTCAATTAATCTTTCTAATTGTGATTCAGAAATCACAATGTTTTGTGGTTTTTCTGAAAAAGATTTTTTGCCATTAGATTTTACATCTAATGTTTCGTTAAGAGTTTTCTTTGTGAATTCCATGTTTGTAAATTTATTTAAACGTTTAATAAAGGCTAATGGGGACCACATTGTAGTCCCCATATTATAAATATAATGAGTGATTAAATATCCTCAAATGATGCACCTGTCGGAGTAATTAAGAATTCAATATCTATGAATTCAAGTGCTCTCGTTGGTTTCAAGTAAATTTTACCTGTTAACGTATTAGAGTCTAAATCCTCAGGTGTGTTAGAAACTGTTACTCTAAAGTCAATCAAACCTCTGTCTCTTCTGATACCATCCAAGATTGGGTTAACTGAATCTAAGAACTCTTGTCTAACTTGTTCGTCATTCTGTTCGAACAACAATCTAACAGCTACTGCTGAAATCAGTTTACGAGCTTGTAGTAACAATCTTCTTACGTTTATTCTGTCAAGTGCAGATTCTCTAACCTGTAGAGTTTTGTTACCCCAAATCACTGTACCCACATCTGAGAAGGTTGCGATTGGGTTTAATCTACCCTTATACAAGATATCTCTGTCTTCTTGAGTTAATTTCTTACGTGCTTTAACACCGTTTACTAAACCTCTTGTGTAACCCGCTGAAGCGAACCATGGGAACGCGATGTTATCAGTTAACGCTAAGTTTCTAACAACCTCCGCAGTTGGTGGAATGTAGATTTGAGTGTTGTTAACTGAATCTCTTGTTAAAATCCATGGGTAATAAGTTGCAGTGTAGTTAGAGTCGATTGAAGTCTCTTCTAAGTTATCTACCGCCTCTTCAGGATAAATGAAGTTAGTGTCAAAATCACCTAAAGTTGGTACAAACATTTTGTAGTCAGGAGTTGTACAGATATAGATTGAATCTGCTCTGTCCGTCTCAACCATATCAATAGCTTCTTCAACAAGGTTTGAATTATTTACATAATCAACACCTGGTGTTGTGAATACATTAATGTTAACCGCTTCAGGGTTTTTGAATGTATACTGACCCCATAAGTAAGAATAGTAGTCAGTGTTACCCCACGTTAATTGGTCAGGACCTGTAATTTGTTTAAACGCTCCCCAACCTGTTGATGTTGGATAAGTAATAGACGGTGCAGCACCTGCTCTATAACCAGCAGCCCCTAACTGATATCTATCACCGTTAGTTCTGTACTCTCTATAGATGTCCCATCCATCAAAACCACCTGAAGGTGCGATTGTAAATTTACGTGAGTTTAATTTGTAATATGGACTTGACTCATCAGTTGGTTCAGTTCTAAACTGTGCAACACCAACTTCAAATGCCGACTGACCTGATGTTGTGTAACCCGCAGGGATTGTAACAACTGTTGCTCCTGAATCCATGTGGAAACCTTTTGTTAGGTATGCCCATGGTGTTGACTCAGTAGCCGTTTGTAAGTCTGTTGGATTTTGTTTACCTTTATAATTAAAGAAGTCATAATCAATACCCATAGTATTAGAAACACCTAAGTAAGTTTTTCTAACCTTATCACCACCTGACCTTGTTTCATTATCAGTTCCTGTTGAACTACCAAACGGTGGGTTAAAGATAACTTGACCTGGTGTGTAATATTCTGTCTTATATTCTAAGAATGGTGATTTAGCACCTGAATATTGTCTTGTTAAATATCCACGGAAACCACAAGGTAATGAATCAATCGGTGCATCTTCATTCATCTCTAACATGATAAATTTAGATTTTAATTCGAAATCACCGTTAGCTGTACCTATCTTCTTAGCGACAAAACTATTTTGACCTGGGTCCATTGTACAGTTAGTGAATTTTTCAATTACCACTGGATTTGCATCTGTATCAAAGAAGTCACGAACAACAACATCAAAAGTTCCATTATTAAATGAAATGTTGATAATTGAAATCTTTACCTCTCTGTTTGCCGAATTACCGTCAGATACTGTAATAAATTTAAACATATCGTAAACCTTACTACCTCTAAGCTCTGAAACAACATATGGAGTTTCAGGTGTTTGGTAACGGTCTAAGTACCAACCAATACCTGTATTGTTTGTATCAGTTCTCGCACCCTCTAAAGATAAGAATGAAGTGTTAAGACCTCTAATTTTACCTTTTCTATAACCAATGTTTAACATTGAATAATATTCTTCTTCTAAGAATAAAGGTACATCGGTACGAGGTTTAGCAAAGTTTGATTTACCAAATACTTTAGATATGTAATTTGAACTTGACACATTAAATGATGTTTTAAACGTAAATGTATCACCATCAATTGCAGTTGCATCAATTGCAAATGTTGCGAATGGATTTTTAGTGATTGCCGAGTATGGACCTGATGAATCAATAGACGCATCGGTTAATCCTGACACCTCATATACTGGACCATCATCATCTGAATATGTTGCAATACCTCTAGAACGTAAAGTTGCAACTACTAAATCATGGTACTCCGCAATAGGTGTACCTGAGTATGTAGTAACATATACTTCTGCAGTTCCTGTATATATTAAACCACCTGTGTTGTTTAATTCAGTTACAATCATACCAAATCCCGAACCACTATATACATCACTAGATTCACTAAATAATGAATAGTACCAAGGGTCATTAGTTGAGTCATCTAAATCGTTATCTTCAAAACGAATATCATCTACTTCAAATACGTTAGTACTTGCAGTGTATGTTGAAGGGGTTGCAGCACTAACACTTGCATATGTATCAGCACTTACCGCTCCCCAGTAATAACCTGTGGAACCTGAAGATGCTTGTTCTACTATCTCACCATATAGATAACCCTCCATATCACCTAATATAGTAGAGTCACCACCAGTATATGTTGTGTACGTAGTAGTTATAACGTCTTGAATAATTGAAGGTAAGTTTGAATAGTCAGTAACCTCAATACTTGTTGTAGTTCCTGAAGTTCCTGTAAATGTAACTTCATATGGACCTAAAACATCAGTTGCAGTCATACCTGTACTATCTAAATTACCTACTGTCGTAATTGACCATGAAGGTCCTGCGTCGTAACCCGATAAACCAAGTACTCTTGTTACAAACAATTGGTTAGATTGTTGTAAATAAGCTTTAGCGATATACGCCGCTTCGTACTTAGGAATTTGGGTGTTGACAAATTTTGTTGGATTTGTACCACCAAAGTATGCTTGGTATTCATCAAAGTTTGAGATGAAAATCGGCTCAAATGCTGGACCCGAAAGAGTTTCACCTACAATACCTAATGTTGTTACACCGACACTTTGTGCTACAAAACTTAAATCTCTTTCAGATGTATAAACACCTGGAGAAACGAATACTTTGTTTGCTGTCGCCATTGTTAAATAATTTCTTAAGTTTTATTTTTTAGATAAATATTACGGAAAAAGTCAAAAAACTATTATTACACCGCTATATTTATTAGGAGTAGGAAAAAAGTCTACCTTTTTTCTACCTTTTAAAAAAACACCGATGAGTAAAATAAAAAACATAAAAATTTCACCAGAGTCTCACGAACTATTAAAAAAACACTGTGAGAAAAACGGTTTGAAAATCTATAAGTTCTTAGAAAAGTTGATAGAAGAAAACTGTCAAGAAGTGACAGACATCTACGGTGAATAATTAAAGAAGACGTGCTTTAGTCAGTAAGTTAGAATCTTTAGTGACATCATTTTTTACGACTTCAATTCTAATAACATCGTTAGTTGATATTTTAATAACACTAACATCATCACCAATGTAGTTGTTATTTATATAAACAGAATAACTGTCAACATTATCAGTTTCTATAATAGATAAGTCTACTTCATATCTATATGTTTCAGACAACTCTGTAATACCCTGAGGAAAAACAATGTTTAAATCAAAATTAGTAGGGTTTGCAGGTTCTTTCTTAACTCTTCTTTTAACATTAAAAGTATCGACCTCTAAAAATGTTGCAGTTCTTGAAATTGCTGGTGACACCTCAAACTCTTCTTCATCCATTAAGAATCCCATCATTAAAAATTCATAATTCTGAACATAGTACTTTCTTTTTTCAATATCTAAAACAGACTCATCAGATGAGTTGTTTAAAATGATAGGTATGTAGTGTCCTTTAATTTCAGTATACGCTTGACGAGAACTAAATGTTTGTAAAACTTTTTTGTTAAATTCATTTAGGTGTCTCATCTTATTACAAAATATTTTTACATTGTAAGTAATATCTACAGGAACGGGTTGAGGTATTTTATAGATATCAATACCTTTTCTTTGACCGTCCCATGTCGGAACTTTGGCGTAATAAAATTGTTTTCTATTTGGTATTGTATATTGTAATGATGGATTGGTTCCAAACTTCACATCAGGATTTCTAACTGTGGCAACAAATGGTGGTTTAATATTTTTATCCAAATCTTGGAAGTTCCATGTTTCAGTAAACTGTGCCCAATTCTGTGTTGTAATGATTAAATCAATCGTTGGTATCTTTTTACCACTAACAGTCGTCTCTAAATTTTCCTTTACAAAATCTAACATTCCACGGTCTAAATCAGCATGTAATATTGATTTAGGTAGGTATGTACCATCTTCTTGAATTTGTTCTAACAACTCTTCCCTTCTTTGTAAAAGAATTTTTTCAGGTTCTAATGGAAGATGTTTTTTAATTTTTTTAGGTAACGCCATTATTTAATTTATTTATATTCCTCTGAACTCACCATCATTAACAGGTGCTGCCACAATACTTCTATAGAAAGGTTTGTAACCACCGTAAGTATGTTTATTGTCGCTGACAACACGACCGTCATTAACTACTGAATAATATCTAACTCTTTTTTCTGTTTCGTAATACCCAATGTAATCACCATATGAAATATCAATACCTAATTCATCCAAAGCGTTTTGATATACACCGACCTTTAAATTACCAGGTTCCATTTGACTCATACGAGAATTGGCATAGTCTTGGTTTTCAGGTTGTTCAATAGTTACATAACCTCTAAACTCTACAGGTGGTAAAAACTTAATACCATCTTCTTCAGTCTCACCATATACATCATCCGTCTTAGTTTTTTGACGGTCTACACGATACAATACTAAGGTAAAGTTCATATCACCCTCAAGCCATTCACGTCCCATCTCTTGCTCTAACGCAAAATCTTCAGACCCGAAAAACTTTTCTAATCTCGTTATTGGTACCTTTCTATTACTCATATGTTGATAAATAGTTTGATTATAGTTATATTATAAATATTTCGCTATGCAAAGTAATAAAGATAAATTATCAAAAATACCTGAAGTAAGGGCACAACGTATTTTAGAAGAGTACGATGGGTTCAATAACTATATAATGTCCATTAAGAAAAAGAGCGAAGTTCAAAAACATTTTAAACTAACACGAGCACAAGCTGACTACATAAATTCATATTACGAAACAACACCAAAGATTGCAAGAAAGTGGGTTGACCTCGACAGTTATTTTGGTACGAAGATGATGGAAGAAAAACTTCTCACAAAAGT